GCATTTTCCGAACCCCAAAAAAGGACCCCCCCGCAAGGGGGGCACCCCTTCCCAGAAACACAGCGCAGGACCAAAAAGGGCCAACGCGCCAACGCAGGGAACCCAGCAAAAAAGCCAGGCAAACCCAACGGAACCGACCCCAAAGGGGGCCGGAACCAGCTCCACGCCTTAACCAAGGCGTTTATTGAACGACAACCGCCGCACATCAGTGCACCCGACTGCCCAACAAAAGGATGTGTTTTACTTCATGTATTCATGAAGCAACTATGTCAACAAGTTGACATAATCTTTTCTTTTGGGTCGTCGTTAAGCGTATGGTTTCAAACGCTCGCCTATCCCAAAAAGGTCTCAGTTCTTTACCGTCGTACGACCAATAATCAGTCATACTAGGTTTTAAGACGGAATCCGCGTCTAAGTCCCAAGAAAAGGGAAAATATTCGCGTACTCTATAGAACTGGGCTTTACTTTCGCGAGTTACGTAATCAAAAACGCCTTCCTTCTTTTGTCCTATCTTGCCAAAAGCAAGTACAGTAAAAAGTTGGAGATTAGGGTCTTTAATAAACACACTCTTTGCATCCGTCGATCTCTTCCAATAGACAACATGCCTTTCAACGCATGAAGTAGTGGGGTATAAAATACCCTCACTCGGTAAAAAACGATACGGAACCTTACATTTTTTACTTTTAGGTAAAAGTGAGGACAAGTATTCCAAAACGTTATATAACGGTTTGTGAATAGATGACCAATGTAAAGCCTGGTTAAGTGCAATAGTAACATCTTCGTAGGTCTTAAGGGATCTAATGTAAAATGGTGAAATGATTATCCCATTATAACAGTCGAAACCACAAGATTCACGAAAAAGTCCTGAGCAAAAGCTTTTACTCTCGTTGACGACTAAGCCTGCACGTGAAAGTACAGAAATGGTGTCTAAGTAAACCGATTTACGAACGATTATATCATCTCCAAAAATCGCACACTGTTTAAAATCTAAGTAGCCACCTTTATGGTGTTTATTAGCTGCATAGGTTAAAGCAGAGCAGATTAGGGTCAGTAAAGGGAATGTGAATCCACATCCCATCGTTGAAACCATCGGAAGAGTAGTCCAATTGTTGTCGATCCTAATTTCAGGGCTACGGGTCATTAAAATGACTTGAAGTAGCTCAGGAGGCAACAGAAGCTTAACTAAGTCCAGCGATATTAAATCGCTAGCCGAAGACAGATCTATTGTACAAAATGGATCTCGCCATTGGTTAGAAAACTTAGAGCCTTCCAACGCATAACGACGATTAATATTTTGCTGAACTTCTATATTAAGACCAACAGAGCGTAAAGATTCAGATATGAACTTCCCAATCGCAAGTTGAAACCAAAGATTAATACTTGGTTCGCAAGCAATGGTCCGATCAATACTTTGATCCTTAGGAACAGTAGTAATGCGCCCGCCCCTTGTAATAGATATTTTATCAGCCTTTGAGGATAGAACACCCCATAG